AATTTATTTTTAATTTATTTTTAATTTATTTTTAATGTCATTGCAATTTCTTTGATTTTCTTTACCTTGGTTATCAATATTATCTGTTATATTTTTAATATATGATGTATTAACAATCTCGTAATTATACGTGGTTGTTATCATTGGTGGTAAATTCATTATATGTGTTTTATCATTTGTAATATGACTTTTTCTATATTCTTCAATTGATAAAGGACCATTAAATATTTTCAATAAAAATCTTGATGGTGCTGGTCTTATTGGCTTGGTACAACCGAAATGTTTACTTAACATTTGAATATAACTATTTATTTCCCACACTTTATCACTACCACAATGAGAAGAAAAATTATAAGCATTCGCACATTCTAAAGAACAAAAATTTCCGAACAAAACATAACTATCTGATTTAACATTATATTTATATGGCATACCATATGTTCGATTTTCTATAGGATGACAACACCAATAGCAATTGTTAACATTATTCAAAATTGTTTTACTATAATTACAGTATAACAAATATTCATTATTATTATCAGTATTTTGCAGATCATTACTCTGAATATTATTATAAGAATTAGATTCATTTAAATAACAACAATTCGGTTCATATGGTTTTGGTAATTCTATTTTATCGGTAGTAACATTATCATTATCAATATCTGTTATTGGTAACTGTAAAATAATATCTTCATTTTCTATAAGACTTATATCTTTTACTATTGTATTCATAAGATTTTTCTTGTTTTTTATTTCTATCGTATTATCATCTTGTTTTTTAGATTTTCTTGGCATTATATCATTAATAGTATATAAAGCTATATTATTTATATATGTTTTTAACAATATACATTTTCATATATTAAATATTATTTATATTTAATCAAAAAACTTTTTCATATATGAAATATTTTTTTTCATATCGGAACTTATTTTATCTAATGGATATTTACTTGAATGTGAAAATGTTTCCGTACTTGAAGGTTTGATACATTTTATTTTTATTTCTTTTATTTCTTTTGTAAGAGAACTAATTGTATCTGTTAAATATTTTATTATAAATCCTGCAAATATTATTATTATTAACGAGAATAAATCCATTCCTTATACTTATTTTTAAAGAATATAAAAAATTAAGAAAATTTTAACTGAGCACTACCATTTATTACAGATAATACATTTATTTCTCTTACAAAATATGATACTTTATATGTAACATCATATTCATATATTTCACCTAATATAGACTTTGTTATATTCTGAATATTATTGAAAACAGGGTCGTTATTATAACTCTTTGTTGTAAGCCTTATTGATGTTGAAATTTTGGAGTTATTATAAGATCCTGATGTATTATTTTTTTCTGGAAAAAGTGAAAAAGAATAACAATAAATACCAGTTCTTGGAATATTAGTATGATAATAATAAGGTTGAATATTATTATAATAATCTGCGTTATATTCCGCTCTTATAGTATCTTTTGTCCAAAAAATAGTCGCACTGTCTAATATTCCCATATTTTCCATATATGATGCTGAAGCAGTATAGTTTGTATAATCGTTGAAATTATCAATCGCGTCAGAACGCCTTATAATCCATATTATTTCTTTTATATGATTATTAGCATTATTTATTTCAGTAAGTAATGATGTTCTATTATCAATATCGCCTTGAGTAAATTTAACAGTATCTATTACATAATCTATAATATTATTGTCAATTAAAATATTAGCTCTTTCAACAGTATCCAAAAATACATATGTTAAATGTAATTTATTTCGAACATCATAATTTGTAGTTCTAGTAAAATTATCTATTGTAATTTTTGTACCATATAATTTTTTATAAAACATACTACTTACATACATACCCAATTTATCACTCCATACCTTATATAATCCTTCAAAACCTTTATCATTTGTATATACATCGACCGTTATTTCATTATTTGCTAATTTTAATAATGGTAATGCGAGTGATGGATTTCTTGTAAACCAAAAGTCAAGAGGAACCTGTATTTCACGCTCTTTTATACTTGGTTGAATAATGTCAGTTTTCGAGCTAACTGGATAGTTAATATTAAATAATTTATTATTTTTTACTGTAAATTTAGCTTGAAAACTATATGGTGCAATATATTCATTAACATTCCCAATTAACTTATTATATTGAATACCATCTTTATTTGTAAGCTCATTCCATATGTTCATCCATTCACCATATAATGATTCTATTTTGTTCCCATCAATTAAAAATTCAACCTTTTTAATATAATTAAAACCCAAATTTTCTACCCATCTGAATCGCATATTATTATCAGAGTATATATCAGGAATCATAAATGATAAATACATTTTTGTTAATAAATCAGCCAGTCTTTCAATTTTATAAGTCATTTTAGTTCCTTCTTTAAACCCTTTATTCGCATTATTTCGTGGTGCTATTTCAATTGATTCCATAGAAAAATTTGTGTGTTTTTTATAAACATATTTATAATAGTTAATACAAGGAGTATTTGTTATATATTCGTCCATTTGACCAGTTAATACCAGTTGCATTAAACCCCCCCCCATTTTTATTATATTAATTACTTTAATTATATCTTATATATTATATCTTACTAATAAATTTTTCTAAATTAGCATATGTGCGTTGATTGCTAAATTCAGATACCTTATTATCTGTATTTTGATCAATTAATAATATTGTTGGAAATCCTGAAATTTCAAATTTATTAATTCTATCTTTGGCATCTTCTAAATTATATTTTTTAAAAGAACATTTATCAGAATAATTTGATTTTAATTTTTCCCATACACCCGATTCATCAAAACTTTTACAGTGACCACATCCATTCATACGATAATATTCAAGAGAATATTTTTTATCTCCGGTGAAAAATTTTTCACAAATATTGCTGCTATTTAATAGTAAAACTACTAATACTAAAACAAAAGTTGCAAATATTGCATATTCAATACTTAAATTTTTTTTCGCCATTGTTCTTTCTAAAATAATATTAGATAATATTTTTGTTTTTACAACAAGGTGTATTAAGAACCAAATTATAGAAACCGTTTCCATATTTTGTAATAAAATCATTATATATTTTTTCTTTAACTAGCAAAATTCTGCAATCAATTTTATCATAATCTATATTATCTTCAATATCTACAATATGAACAGAATTATCATTTTGTTCTAGCAAATACTTATAAATCTTTGAATGATATTTATATATAATTAATGTGCGATATATCAATTGATTTTTGTAAATTTCTTCAAGATTATTTACAAAATCATAAAATGCTTCAAGCTGTTTGATAGCAAATGTCATTTTATATATATATTTATTTTCGCCTTATGTATTTAATTATATAAGATTATTTATATTTTATATTATATAATGAATGATAGTATTAATAAAATAGACATATCTTATTTTGAGTGTAAATACAAAGAAGACTCAAAAATACCAGAAAAAATCGATAACAAAGCAATAGAATTAAAAACAAAATATAATTGTTTGAATTCATTTTATGATCCTAAAATGATGTGGGTTAAAAAAAATAATATTAAAAAAGATAAAAATATTATTCCGAAAAGTAGATTTCATATAATAATTCCAGATTTCAATGAAGATTCAATACTAAAAAGAAAATTAACGGGATTATTAAATAAATTAACTCCAAAAAACAAAGCAATAATTTACGATAGTATTAATGAAATAATTAATGCTAATTCATCAAATAAAGATAAAATTTTTGATATAATATGGGATTATATTAAATCCAATGATAATGATTTATATAGTAATATTTTAGCATTTTTTAACGATAACTATTTGAAAGAAAAAATTAACGAAAAATGGAATAATTATATTAATAATAAAGAATGGAACCCTCCCAATAAAATATATGATAATAATATACTTCTACTAAACGATGAGTATGACTTATATTGTGATTATGTAAAATGGAAAAAAAAAATTAATAATTTAAACAATTTATGGATTAAATTTAAAATGAATGAAATTAATATTTTACAAGATGAAATATATAATCACGCATCTAAAATACTAGCTGAAAATACAGTATATAAACATATATTGGATATTTTTTTAGAACAACTTTATAAAATTTTAACCGAAACAAAAAATAAAGAAATTATTGATAAAATTAAATCTATTGATATTCAAAGATTTAATAACTCAACTAAATTTTTACTGTATAATTTTTATGATTTATAAAATAAATAATATCTATATTATAATATAGAGTAAGAAACGTTAATAAATATGAGGGAAGATAACAATCTATCTTTTTACAGTAGCTTAATAATACAAATGATTTTCGTTATTTTATTGGTAATAATATATGCTTATTTACACAAGCTTGAAAATATAGGTTGCGAATGTTCTGAACACCCTAATAAAGATTTTATCAAAAATTTCACTATACTTGCTTTAGTGTATTTCCTTGTAACCGCTTTTATATCGCTAAAATCTATAGCTAAAAATATGGGTGGAGTTGTTGTTCAATTATTAGCTATTGCAACCTTTGTATTCTTCTTATTGTTTGTTGTATATATATACTATGCATTCGATTATGTAAGATACTTAACTAATGAAAAATGTAAATGTTCCGAAGACATGTCAAGAGATGTTATTGCAGTTGGAACAATGATATCTTTATTCTTATTCTTAACCTTATTATTTACTATAATAATTATCCCAATATTAATAAGCACATTAAGCAATCTTCTTGATAGAATAGAAGACTTTGAATCTGAAGTTGAACAAACTATCCGTAACCCAATGCGTACTTTTAAATCAACCCCTGATAGAATCGCAAGATCTGTAAAAGAAGTGGGTCGTTTTGTAAAGAAAAGCGCTAAAAAAATGACTAATGTTCGCAGAAAAAAATAATTAATTTATAATTTTTATATTAACTTTTTATTAAATATTTAAAGTTCTTGTTTCACCCTTGTTTTTACCACTTTTTCTTAATATTTGTATATCTGCGGTATCTTCAATTATAGATGTTATTTCTTCATCACTAACTGATAAAGTTTCAATTCTATTATCAATATCATCTTCTACTGATATATTACTGTGAACATTCTTAATTATATTATCTACATCATATGTTGATTTATTATATTGGGGTGTTTCTTGAAATCTCGAAGACATTTCTTGTTGTGTTGGTTCGCTATTTAAAGAACCAAATAAATTACTTACCATACCAAATAATCCCATATCACTTCCACCCAATCCTGAACTATTTGAATTTGCCTGTGGTATATTCATATTGCCAATATTTGAAGATTTAGGAGAGTTCCCCCCACCCATCATATATTGTTTTGCAGCTGCACTTTGAAACTGTTTCATTAATTCGGGATCAGATTTAAGTACATTCTCTACATCGGGCATAGGTTGTTCTTTGAACATTCTACTTGTTAAATGAAACATAAATGCGCTTCCAGATAGTGACATGAATAACCTTAATTCTGGTGCCATTTTCTTTCCTGATGCCTTATATTTAGAATGTAATTCCTCAAAAATATCATCAAAATCATTAATGTTTTCATTTACTTGTTCTGACCATCCATCAAGTTTAACAAAAAAAGGATCATAACGAGTATTCATATATTCTGCACCTGACACAAAAGCCATCAACATTTTTTGTTGAAATCTAACACTCCCATCAAGCTCCTTTTCACGCACTACACGATTATATTCAGATTTCATTTCATCTACATCAGAATTCATGTTAAATTTAAATGGTAATTTGAATCCTTTCGATTCTAATCTTTCTAATTGATAAATAATTTCACGTTTTTCATTTATTTCATTCCTGATAATTTCCTTAGGACTCATGTGTTTTTTTCTTATAACTCTACTTTCATCACTTCCTGTTGTAGATCCTGATTCTTGACTTCCACTTTTACTTGATACTGATTCATTTGTGTCTGTATTTTCACCCCCTCGACTTATACTACTTGTATTACTTGCTGCGCTACTACCACTTTCTGATGTATCAATATCTTCTCCTTTATTTTTTTTTTTATTTTTATATATATTATTCATATTTTTCATATACTTCGCTTTATCATATTTACTATTTGACATTGAAGAACTAGCTTTAGAAGAACGAGAAGACATAGATATTACATCATCGCTTATTTTTTGCTTATTAAATAATCCTTCATTTAAAAAAGATTCTTTTGAACTAAAATTATCTCTTTTATTACCACCATTATTTGGTATATTAAAATTAAAAGAATTACTATTAAAACTTTCTTTATTTAATTCTATTAGATCGTCGCCTTTATTATTTAAATTCGATATTAATGACATGTTATATATTATTTGGTATTTAAATGTTTATATATTTACAATAATTTATATATATACATAAAAACGCATAATTTATTTTAATATAATATATTATAATTATCTAAAGATTCGTTTTTAATATTTGATCTAATATATGCTACAGCCTGTAAACAAGCGTCACTCAAGTCATCTTTTTTCTTATTACTTTTAAATATCTCTGATAAGATATTATTATCTTTAATATAATTTTCACAAATTACAATACTCAGTTTTTTATTATACTGATATTTACTTTTTTTGAAATTTTTAGAATTTTTAGCTGTATTAATATTATCCTCAATTTTAATATCAGGAATATATTCATGTGTTTTTGTTTTGAGAGATGCGTTTACCAACACAACATTTAAAACATCATTATCCCAGTGTTTAATTAAATTAAAATAATTATATATTATATGTTGTATAGTTTTCATAATACCATTTAAATTAGATGGTTGATTTTCAATTAATACATAATCTATTTTTTCATAACCTTTTTCTTTAATAAAACCTACTATATGATCCATTTCATAGTAAACACGCTCAGATATATCATCTATACCTTTCAATTCTTTTTTACTATTAGCAATTGCAATAATACGCCAGTCTAATATTTCTATTTTATCAGTTTTTTTTAAAACGCATAGTGCTAGATTTTTAATTCCAATATCAAAACTTATATATATCATTTATATTATTAATAATTCTAATTCTTAATACTTTTTTGTATTGAAGATACAATTGTTTTATTAAACTCTTTAATATTATGATGTTTTATTAATACACTTAAATCTCTCCAAAAAGTATCATTAATATAACCACAATTATAATTATTTATATTTTTATGTTTTTTATATAACCACTTATACATTTTTTCTTGCTTTTCTGGTTTGGACAATTGTTTAATATTATGCATTTTTTTTGAAAAAGTTAGTTTTAATATGAAATTTTTTAGTTCTTTACACTTGAAATATTCGTTAGAAATACCATCCCATATATTATTAAATTTTATATAATTATAACTGGGACATAATATAAAATTATCTTGGTAATCTATAAATGTAGGATTATTATCTATTATTAATAATCTCTTACTAATATCATATGATTTTTCTATTTTCATAGATTTTAATAATATAGGCATAATTTTTTTAACAGATTTTTTTATCATTCCATTTTTATCAATTATACAATTATCGCGTGTGAATATTGGTCTGTTAAATTTAATATTATTTTGTTTTTCTATTATTGCTATTTCTTTATTTGCCCAAGTTTTTTCAGATGCTGTAAATACATAAATAAAATTATTTGGATATATCTTTTTTATTGTTTCAAAAAACTTTAAAAAATACGGTCTTATTAATAATGAGTCGGAATTATAACTATTATTTAGTATTTTATCACATTCTGTTTTGCTTTTAGAAAAATTAGGTGATGATTTTATATTTCGCCTAAGTATATCCTGAATATTGTATAAATCACATTGATAACTACAGTCTCCTATTATAGTACCATCTAAATCTAAAATAATTACAAATGGTTCCATAATCAAACTACTATTATAAATATATATATTTATTATATAATAGAAATCCAATGAATAATCATTCAATAATAGATAGTAATTATCACAGACAATTCTATTTTCAACAAGGAAACGCATTTACAAGAAATACTTTATCTGAAAGTAGACTTTCGAATAAAATAACAATAAAAAATTTAAATGAAATCGATAATGATGATTTTCCTTCATCTAAGGGTAATATATATATTAAAAAATTTATTAAATATTATATTAAAAATAAATACTCAATTGAAAATCGTTCTAAATACTATAAATATATCTTTAATAAACTTAAAAATATTAATGAGCTTTCATGTTTGGAGCCAAAAAAATTTTATCGAGGTAATAAATTATATAATGGATATAGTATTTTAAATACTATAAATTTAGAAAAACAAATTGGTACAAATAGCAGATACGGTTCCATTTATATAACATCAATTAAAAAAACACTTGGTAAATATCCTATTGCTTCTAAAGTTATGAAAATAAATAAATCTAACTCTTTTGAAAATGAAGTAAATAATATTATAACGAATAATATACTGAGTAAAAGATTATCTAAACATTTTGTATTTACATATAAGTCTTTTATGTGTACCAAAGTTAAAGAAAATGTACCTAAAATTATAAAAAACGAACTTTATTATATAATTTTAAACGAATTAGCTCACGGTGATTTAAAGCAATTAGTTAAAATGAAAACATTTGTTACGGATGATTTATTGATATATAATGTATTAATACAAACAATATTATCTATAATGTCATTTCATTATATGGGATATTCACACAATGATTGTCATTATGGTAATTTTTTATACCATCGAAATAAAGAAGAAGGGTACTACCATTATAAAATAAATGGTGTTAGTTATTATTTAAAAAGTTGTAAATACAATATAATGATATTTGATTTTGGATTTTCTAAAAAAATAAATATGGATAATCTCAATAATAATATGATTGAAGATTATTTAAGAATATTTCACGCATTTCCAAATAAAAAAAAACTTAAAGAAGCTTGGGCATATTATCCTAAATATCCATCAGATGAATTTTCCGATTATGTTATTTATTTAAAAAATAGATTAGAAGGATTAACAAGAGCTGATTTAACTAAAATGAAAAATATTGATACACTTGTAACTGATATAATATTACCACGTTTAGAAGAAGCACCTGAAAAAATTTTTACTAAAATTAAACCTAAATGTAAAATATTAAATAAATCACCTTTCATTATCGATAAATTTTTGCACAATAGCTTGTTCACTTAATATTAATATTCTTCGCTTTTCTATATATTTTATCATACTTTCAAATCCAGCATAAAGTAAGTTTATAAAAACATCATCATGTAATTTGATAATTAAACTTTTATTTATAAGTTCTATATTAATAATAGGAATATCTGGGACATTATCTGGTATATAATAATAATCAATTTTATTTTCTTCAATTAATTCACTTAGAACAACTTTAGTTCTTGACTTTTCGTATAATTTCATTATCTGTTTTATTATAAACATAAAATTAAGTTTGGGTTTTTCATAATAAGAATTTTCAATATCTTTTTCATGATATGCTCTATACAATATCATTCCGAGAACATTATGCATTGGTACATTTTCAAATACCTTTATAGGGAAATTATTAGTTAATCCACCATCATAATAATAATCATCATTTATTTTTACAGGTTTAAATAACAGTGGTATTGACATTGATGCTGCACATGCTTTAAATACACATATATCAGGTGTAGTTTCTATGTTAAATATTTTATTTTTACATGTATATATATTTGTAGTAGATACATAATAATTGATTCCAAATCTTTTAGATAAATAAGAAAAAGTAATATCATTTTCAATATCGGGGTATTTTTGTTTTACTATATATTTTAAATGATCTGTTAAAATATCAATATCGGATAATCCGAACTCTGTAATTATATTAATACATTTTTTAAATGATATATTACATAATTTCTTATCATATTTTCCTTTATTTATACATTCTTCAATTTCTTCAATTGTTAGTCTTAATGCTATCGCTAACCCTATAATAGATCCTATTGAAGTCCCTGCAATATGTGTTATATTTTTATGTAAATTTTCTAAATATAAATATCTTAATGCACCTACGAACATAATTCCTCTCATACCGCCACCAGACAAAACTAAATGGGTTATTTTGATATCACTCATAATTAATAATAATTATACGAATACTTATATATTTGATTTATATTCACTAACATTAATATTATAATATTTAAGAGCTTCTAATGCTGCATTATTTTCAGCTTCTTTTTTATTTTTTCCTGTAGATGTTGATATAATTGCCCCATTTCTGTCTTTCACACAATATGTAAATATCTTGAAATTATCACGTGTTACAACACTCAGTTCTTTAAATTGAGGCATATCTTGTAAATAATGTTGCATATGTGAAACCAACATATCCTTATAATTATTTTTAACCATTATTAATTCACTAAAATCAATATAATTTTCAATAATATAAATTATCCAACTTTCAACAATATAATATCCTATACCTGAATATGGTGTTATATTCATATCATTTGGCATTATTACATCATCTTCTATTGTTTGAAAGTCTAAATATAGTGCTCCAATAAAAGCTTCAAAAATATCTTCCATTATTTTATAATTATTTCTACCATTAGCATCTTCAACTTGTTTTGATATAATTGCAAACTTCGGAAATCCAATTTTATCAGATAAATATCCCAACATTTTACCATTAACTATTTTTGTTCTAATTTTTGATAGAAACCCTTCGTTTTGATCTGGAAACCTATTATATAGATAGCAAGCTACAATCATTCCTAATAATGAATCTCCAAGAAATTCTAATCTTTCATAAGAAACATCTTGAAGCGGCAAACAATCACTCGGGCATTTTAAATTACTTTTATCAAAATCGGTATTTTTCATAGTACAATATGATTTATGAACAAATGCTACGCGATATAAATTTATATTTTTATATTTTATTGTTTTTAAACCATTATTGTCAAATAAGCTTCTTAAATTGATATCTTCTAATAAAATATTTTTACTATTATAAGGTAAGTTTTCACTATCAAGTTCTTTTGTTTTATTATGAATATTATCAATACGCTTCATTGTTTAATAACTAATATCAAAAATATCTATATATCATTTTTTTCTTTATACACATAAAGATATACATATAAATATTAATAGTATATTTCTTTTAAATAGAATAACATAATAAATGAGTTATATTATCAATGAAGGTATAGCACCGACAATACAACTCGACTCAGTTGGAATAGGTTTACAACATGACTCGATTGGAAATGCAATGAATGTTGATAATCTTGATTTAAATAATGATGAATATTTGGTTGTTGGTGAAAAAAATTTTCAACTAGGACAAGGTCCAGATCATGATATGAAAAATACGAAATGGAGTTTTTTAATAAATCAGCAAGGTGTCGCTATTAATACATCTAGATCTGCAAGTTCAAATTTTTTAACCCCTGATACTTCATTATTTGTTGATGATAATATTCATTGTACAGGTATTATCAAAGCTGCAGGTTTAGAATTAAACAATATTACTTTAGACAGTGATCCGTTAACAAGTAGCTTAATTAGAGATTTTATTATAAGTGCCAATAATATATCGGTAAATCAACCATTTCAAACAGGAACGCATACAAACTATGAAGACGTGTTTGAAGAAAATTATTTAGTTAAAAATGTTTTTACAACTAGTTTTATAACATTGGGTGGATTTGTTGATACTTATGAAAATACACATCCTTTAAATATTGTTTCAACTGCAAATAATAAATTTAATAGTATGCATGTTGCAATACGTAATGATACGAATAATGGCGAAGAATCTTGTAAATTTGCTATAGGGATAATTGGTGGTTCAAACATATCACCAGCTATTATATCGACAACAAAAGGGACACCTCTTGAATTTCATGTAAGTAAATCATCTTCAGTAATTGATGATATATATGGTGATAGTGCAGTACCTAATTATACATCCGATCGACCAGAACAATTTCCAGCTATGGCAATTGATGATAAAAATAATGTAGCTATTGGTATTAATAAAACAAGTTCTAAAGAATACAAAAAAAAAACATTATTTGATGGTAATGTAACTACAGCAGTTATTAACGAATATGTAAAATTAGAAGTTAAAGGTACTTCTTGTTTTGATGATGTTTTAGTTTATGATTATGATACAAAATCACACAAATCTCTTGATGAAATTTATATTAGAAAAATTGGTACTGGTGTAATAAACAGTACGCAAATTGAAGAAGGTGATTTTCTTGGTGGGCACTATAATTTTAATAATATTACTGTGAATGATGTTTTAAGTGCAAAAGATTTTAATGTTCTTAATAATGTAAATATTCAAAATGAATTAAAAACTGATAAACTTCAGGTTGTGGATGTTGCAAATTTCTCAGGTGTAGTACAATTTGAAAATAGTGTTTATTTCAATAATTCAGAGCAAGTATCTATAAGAAAATTAAAAGTAAGTGATGATATATTTATCGGTAATAAAAAAATAATACCAATCGATATAGATGATCCATCGACGGGATTTGGAACATATAGTAGAAATGAAGATGGTAGCAATTTCTTCTTTACATATGTTCATAGCAATATTGCAACATTAGACGCAAATTGTAATATCAGTTTTCCTAAAAAAATGGCTATCGGATTAACAGAAAACGATAGTTTTGAAGGCGTACTAAATGTCATTAAAAGCGACGATTCAACAAGTAATAACTTTGACATAACTCTTAAAAGTAAAATTATGAACAAAAACTATTATGCTAATATTGGTCGTTTATCAAGATTAGATACAATTGATAATAGTTTGATTATTAATACTAACAAAGTTGAGAACCGTGAAAATAATATTTATTTTTATCCTGAAACCAATATGTCTGAATTAACAAGCAATTATTTTTTGCCTAATATAAAAAATACACCACCTATATTATCATTAAAAAAAGGTAGTGTAAGTATTAATAAGCTAGCTGCTCGTCAAGGATTCGAATTAGATATAAATGGAAAAACCACCGCTAACGAATATCATATGACAATTGGTAATGAAATGCATAAAATAGGATCTTTTATAAGTCAACAAAAAAATTATTTTAATTTATCTGATTATTCTACCGATAAATTTTGTATAAATTATAATACCGTAACTGCTAATGCTACAAATATGAAGGGATTAAATGTTAAAAAAGGTATTAATGCAGATGAATATTATAAAAATGATAAAATAATTGAAACTCTTCAAAATGCTAATGAACCTAATGAATTTTATACAAATAAGAAAATATCTATTGGGTGGCAAGGTGAAGATATTAAGGTACCTTTACAAATTAGAAATTTAACTACGGAAGATTATAATTATTCAGTGATAAGAATATATAGAGGAATACGTGGTGGTGGATTAAAAAATAATTCTGATTATAGTGGTATTGATTTTTGTGAATATGATAGAGATTTAAATAGTGATAGAAATGCTGAAAGATGGTTTTTATATAAAAATCATACACATAATGATGTTGATTCAAGAAATGTTAAACGTGTTGGGCCACTACAAATAGGTTATATTGACAAAGATATTAAACCATCAACTTATGGTATGTCATTTTATTATAATACCACAAACTCGAAATATCATATAGACGTAAATAACCCCGATGTATCTCATATTGATAATGATGCTGCAATGTCAATATATGGTGATCTCGAAGTACATGGAGATATTAAAATTTTAGATTATAATGGATGTAATTTTAATTTTAAGTTGCAGAATATTTCTTCACTTTTAGAAATAACAAAATATATTAAAACTGTTGAAACATATGGTGATATCATGTCTGATGATCAGTTATCAGAATATGAAAGTAATGATATTACTTATATTGGTCATAATTTAATTTATAGGCCTGGTAAAAGTGTTATTGTTGATTCAGTATTTAATTCAAATATACCATTCGTAGTTAAACAAGATAATTCCAATCTTGCTACATCAAAATTTATAACTTATGCTGATAATTCATTGGAATGTTCATCTTCTATTGAACTTGCAATTTATGGAAGTAATTTGAAAATATCTGATGATAATTTTGAAAAAGATAGCAATATTAATAATATGATTAAATTCAATCTATCAACAAATGATGCTAAAACAACTAATTTTGATATGAGTTTCTTTCATAAAGATATTTACGAAAGATTTTATACTTTTAAAAATAGATTAGATGAATATGATAATATTATAAGTTCATCTACACACGTTGGAATGGGAAAAAATATTGATAATAATAGTAATATCGCATTTCATATTGACGATAATAGTAAGTTTGGTCTACAAATTACAAACGATAGATCGCCTTCTATAAATTTATTACACACAGGTGGATCAGCCGATATATATCATACAATGCGTGGTGGTAGTTATGATAACAATTATAGATATAGTATTGATGTCGCAAATACAAGTGAATATAATGAACCTAATTCTAAAGAAGTTTTTATTATTGACGCATTTTATGATAATAAAATTAGAAAAGGTGCCAGATTTGGTTTTAATGATACTGAATTGAATGAATCATTTGCTATCAAAACTGACTATGATACAAATGCAATGTCTATTACAAGTAGATATTCTTTTGGTCACATATTCGATAGTAAAGTAACTATTTTACCAAAAAATACTCAATTACTAAAAGAAAAAGACAATTGGAATGATGCTGAAAAATCATATTCTGCAATATTTAATTATAATATTACTGATTTCCCTATTATTGATGATAATAATAATCCTATTTCGGAAGCTAATAAAAATGATCCAACTTTTACATTTGCTACAGATGTATCATTAGAAAGTAATTTTAGTTATAAAACAATCCATTCAAATTTAACTATTTCTTATAATTCATCTAATTTGAATTATGATACTAAATCTTTCAATGATCCATTGGTTGGTGTTGATACAACACAAATCGATTTAGTTAAAACATCATTACAATATGATACAAATATTTATAATATAGAACCTGAAATAATTCTTTCAAATCATGATATAATATCTGATGATATGGTTAATTCTACACATTTAATAGAATTTACAATAACAAGTAATATTGATTTGATAAATGATATCGCATCTAATTACGAGTTTAATTATGTATATAAATTAATTTCAGATATCCCTGATGATATAGATTGTAATATTACATATTATACGAATTATAGCACTGCTATTGACCCTGTCACAAATAGAAATATGATATATATCAGTAATATAATTTATACAGATATATTGCCTTTTGACAATGACCAATATTATTTAGAATATATTGATAATAACGTAATTCAAGAATCTTTGGGTGATAACGGATTATACAATGATGTATATTTAGAATCAGAAACAAGTAATATTTTAAGAATAAATTCAAATTTAGATTTTACAGGAAAATTTATTGCAGAACGTGATAATTTTATTAAGTATAAGACAAGTAATATATTACCTATTTCATTTGTAAATCCTTCATCGTCGGAAAATTTGATTGATTATATGTATTCTACGGTTATTGATGAAAACGATAATTCTAATATATATATTACAACATCAAATTATGTAATATATAATAATGTTAATAGTATACCACGTGATACTGAATTAGAACAAATTTCTATAACTCCTATTAATTTTCAAGATACATTTAATATTTTAGGTAATAATATTACAAATCAATTATATATTACAGAGTATTTTAACAAACTCGAAGATACTCAAGAAGAAAATTATTTGATAGAAATTAAAAATTATAATTATAAAAATTATAAACCTCATATTACTCTAAAAAATGAAATAGATACTATCGATATTATTGAAGGGCATGAAATTTACAGTTATGATGGAAATTTTGAAATTAAATATGTTAATAGTCAAACAAATAGCACATGGGTTCCTTTTAAAATAGATTCAGATGGCAATGCGACAATTAGAGGTGGTATTAGTTTTAGTGGTGATATGAATTTTGATGGTAAAATATATGATTCAAATGGTAATGATTTAATTGAAATTTTAAATAATAATTATTACAAAGAATATGAAATAAATTCGAGTAATATACATTTTAATTCATATGGATCCAATGGTTTGGAAATTAATGCTCGGGTTATCGAAAATCATGATGATTATAAATTTTTATATGTGAGAGATTTTTCCGACAATGAAACATTTGATAATGTCATGGTATTACATAAGCCCGATTCAGAATATCCTACGTATAAATTAGATTTATACGGAGATATTGATACATCTAATGGTATATTGAGAGTTGAAGGGCGTGATATAATAAACGATACATGTAATTATATTACACAATCAAGTAACTATATTTCAAAGAGAATTACACATTTGAATACAGATAATATTACAGAAGAACCTAATTCGCAAAAAAAATTTATTATTGATAATGAATATAATAATAATTTATTAGTAAATGGTAATTTAACAATTAATAGCAATTTAATTGTTTTGGGTGAAAAA